TTTTATTTGGTATACCGCTACTCAAGGGCCACATCTGAGGGGTATCAAACCCGTTTGTGGCTATGACTATTCCGTTATGTTTAGCCGCAGCCCACTTTCTTGCAGTGGTGTTTGCGTCATAGTCCAGGTCTACAGTAGTGGTCGCTAGTGTCGGCGTAACGACAGCATCATCTGGATGAAGATAGAGCAACTGCGCCGGAGAAGTAAGGGTTATAACCCCGGTTGATGTATTCCTAGAAGAGTAATTAAAGGTTTCATACCTGTTCGTGCTGCCATCAGAGGTTATCTCTGTGCCAATCTTGAGGCTTCCTGTAGCGGATAAAGCAGTTAAGGCTGCCCCTGTGTCTACAGTTATAGTCGTGTCAGTAGCAGCGACAGCCCCACTTAGAACTAAGGTAGTTTGCCTTGTTATATCAGTCCAGTTTGTGTTGTCCCATACGGCTATATCGTCAGTACCAAAAGCAAGCCAATAGTAGTCCCCGTCAGCGTCCTCATAGGGGAGGATAAAATAAGGGGCGAATGGACAGGTAGCCATAACCTCAGTGTAACCCCTGATTTTCTTTACCCCGTTGTTCAGGAACCGTACATTATTTCCGTTAGACCAAGCATTAGGAGGAAGGTTATACGGGGGTATATCCTTTATTATTCCTGCCGCTCCAAGATCATTTATAGGTACTAAAGGCATTAGATGGGGGGTGTGGGCCAAACAACATTATACGGGTCAGATTGCGTTGTAATATCGCGCAATGCTGTTCGATAAACTTGCCACTCCTGTATCTTCTCCGCGGTCAACGCTACATCATCCAGTTGAGTCCAATCGCATCGGGCTAATCTCGTATTACGCCTAGAACGCACTACATCCCACTGAGCATCTATAATCTTAGGCTGTAAGGCACTCCAAGAAGGCTTACTTGAGGGTGTATCAAAAACCACATTTCCGTTGTAATCAGCCTCAGTCTGGATATCACCGGCAATTGAAAACCCGCCAGTAGGCAACAGCATCCTGATAGCCGTCTTCACATTTTGTGTATTTACATCCATTATGCCTCTACCTCCATAAGCCTTATAGTGCCGTTATTGAATTCTATACTTCCGTTATCAGCGTCGGATACCTTTCCTTGAACCTTGAAAGTGTATGCAGCAACCGATAATCCGGTAATCTTCCAAATATATCCTGTGCCAAATCCTAGTTGAACCACGGCTCCGGAATTAAGATCAAACCCCTGCTCTTTTATATAGTTTGCACCATCATCAGTTGCTGGGGTTATCCCAGTTGTCGTGCTGGTGGCGTAGACCAGCCTTATATAACCTGTTTGGAATGTCACATCTGTTACCCCAGAATCCCACCCAAAGTTTGTCGCAAGTTTGGCCTCACAAGCAAAATCTACGTACAAGGTTGAAGTAGCACTTAGTTTCGTATAGGTAATTGCAAGACCGCTATCTGTCATAGAGGTTGACGAGACATCGGTATAGCCTGATCGGGAGTTATGGCCTACGCCTAGCAGTTTGCCAGTGGTTGTACCCCAAGATACAGATGAACCGTCAGTTGTTAAGAATTTACCACTGTTCCCTGTTTGGCTTGGCAGTTCATCCCCAGAAGAAGATACCCAATCCAAGTTCCCAGAACCATCTGTAGTCAGGAATTGGTCTGCAATACCATCTGCTGTGGGAAGAATCCATCCTATTGTATTAGACCCCAAAATCTTGAAGTCTGTTATAGGAGATATGTTTAAGGTTACCCAAGACGCATCAGCTTCATTTCGTATTTTTAATACATTATAAGTAGTATCAAACCAAAGTTGTCCAGCCGAAGTGGAGGTTGGAGCGGAGGTTCCAGTATGAATTCCGTTCATAGCAGCATTGGCATTGGGAAATGTTCCCTGCAATACTGACTTTATTAGCCTAAGATGGTCGTCCCCTTCTGAGATCGAATCTGAGCCAGGGGGGTAGGCCGGGACTAATCCACTTACAAATGATGCGCTTTCTACTGTCATTACTCGTACCTCACATGATACGGGTCTGCCTCTGCATCTGGCGCAACAGGCCAACCCCACATTGATTTGTCTACTTCCCTGTTATAACTCTCCGTCTCCGGGCCAATCACTTCCTCGTCATCCACGTAGGTGCTGACATACCGCACTTCTGTAACGGGATGATTCTGGAATGCCTTTACACTATCCATATCTGTTAAAGCATGTATAGTTTCTTCCAGTTCGTTGCCATGATCCCTGACCTTACCGCGCCATGTTTTCCATTCATCTCCGGCCACCTTGTAGCCTTCTTGTTCACGAATGATGCGCCAGTCAGATGGGGCTAGTATGGATGCAACATGCTGTTTAACCTTTGAGATCAGTTGTTCCTTAATCGGCTCAACTTCCTTCTCAGTCTCTGCGTAGCTTATTACCCACTCGCCATCTACCAGAGTAAGTGTCTCCGCACCAGTATTGAAGTAGCGGCTATCAGGCGTAACAACACGGGCTGGTCGTATGCCCAACTCTGCAAGTTCAGGCTTACCCCACTTACGGAATACCTGACGAGGATATGTTATGCCGTTGTGCATAAATTCCTTCGGTGTTTTTATTACACCTAATGTTTCTGAATACCACATAATTTACCTCGCGTTAGATGTTTTAAATGGTGACGCTGCTATAGCGTAGAAGAGATAAGACCCACCGTCAACATTTATCGGATTTATAGTATCCCTGATTTTTACCCCATTACTGTCAAAATCTACTTGGGCAGAATCTCCTTCAGCATCAGTAGTATCAGCAGTTAAGAATTTACTTACTACATTATATGGGTTGGTAACGTTGTCCACTATTCTCCAGTTAGCAGCGACATCAATCCTCTTATATAAGAAAAATGCTGGCTGCAGTCCGGTGTAAATAAATGGCCCATCTGCATTTCCGTTTCCGGTATATCTACCCACCTTTGAGTAACCTTCGATGTTTGCAAAGCAGTAAACTATATAATCAGATGCACCATCATTAGTTCTGGATGCTCCATCCATCAACGTAAAGACAGTCGAATCAATGTACGGAGGTTCAAGACCACTACCTGTTGCTTGAGCAGCACTAGTATTCAAAACAAGACGCTTAGCACCATCACCAATCTGCAAAGATGCCACATTCCACTCTACTGTATCATCCAGATTTTTAAAGATAAGCAGGTCTGGAGTAACGCCAAGCCCATGTCCTACAGTAAAATTAGAGCCGCTTTCACCTGTATATTTCACAATACTAAATCCAGCAGTAGTATTCTTGCTTCCAGATGCTACGGCAATAGTTCCATCATCTTTAGGATCAAAGGTAGTTCCAGCTTTCCAGTTCCATGAAACTATAGCGTCAGTATTTTTATTAACTCCATCATTACTGCCTAAACTAAATCCATCACTATCAAAAGAAGTTAATCTATCTGCACCTGTAAATTCTGCTTGAGACTGATTAGGTAATAAAGTTTCAGTTGCTCCACGAACTACATCATATAAATGAGGCGATTCTCCACCGGCCCTATCCATTATCCAAACAGTATCCGGCTGGAACCCAACTCCTGTTATTGATTGAGTAGAACCATTGCCCGTATAAAGAACCGTATTAAAATGATCACCCGGCAATGCTATTTCTGGTGCGCTTAGATTATCTGTGTTTAATGCTTTATGGTTAGCAGGCGGAGTATAGTAAAAATCCTCACCAGCACCTCCATTGCCTTGCGCTGTCTTAACACTAGCGAATGAACTATCTTGACCAAAGTTGGCAGTGAATGTCCCACCGACAGACCCAGTGCCACCCCCAGAGGCTATTGGTGAGTAAGTACCTGTAATACTTGAAAATGCTTCACCTTGGGTAGCATTATTTTTATAAAATGTAACTGTTCCACCATCCATATCTAAAGCAACACCGATTATATCTCCAGTAGTATAGGTCGCCCCATAACCGGTATTGCTTGTAACTCCACCACCAGTGCCAGTATCCGCCCATCCCATGTTCCGGTAAGTATAAGCATTTAAAGCTGCATAAAGGTCGGCAAACAACGGCGATCCTGATGGAGAGATACCTACCCATAACCCACCTCCAACAGCATTGATATAAATCTCCCAATACCATTTACCGCTCTCTACCCCAAATGTTCCGTATGGCCCATAAGACCCAGCAGTACTAGGATCTCCCACTGCTTTCAGATTTCCCTCCGACTCACTACTTGCATTTGAAAAAAGTGGGTTCCAAGTACAAAAGTTATTAGTCGGCGTATCAATCATCTGGTCTGTTGCTACCAGATTGTTTACGGCAAAAGCATTGCCATTACCACTGGAATCTTCTCCCAGCCCACCCAGATAGTTAGAATGGATCAGGAGTTTGGTGTTTGAGTCTGTGGTGAATGCTGTGGTTTGTGGTGTGAATGTTCCTGTATATCTTGCAATATCGGATACACGGATTTCGTCCATATAGCCCTCTAAACCGTCAGCAGTTGCAGCCCCATAAGACCCGATTATAAGTGGTTTCGATGGGTTATAGATTACATCAGTACCTATATCAACAGTTCCGATTGAAGAACCAGCAACATATATGGTAACCGTTGTGGTATCCCTAACAACAGCAAAATGAGTCCAAGTATCTACTACCAAACCTGTAGTAAATCTTGTTGTATGCGACCAACTAGACCCGTCAGTAGAATAATGGAACCCCAACTGTTGGTAATCATTACCACCAATTTCGCCGAAGTTAGACAGCCATGATAAAACATAATCGCCATGAAGTTCAACGCACATCAAAGTTTGCTCACCAGTACCTGCAGTAAGACTGGGAACTTTAAGCCACATTTCATATGTAAAATCGTTACCAGCAAAATTCCAGTCAGTGGAATAGGGAATGGTTAACTCATCAGTCCCATCAAAGTAAATAGAACT